TTTAATACTTTTATCGCTATGTTTCTAATTATCACTGAAATATATTTATTACTATTTCGAACTCACGTTATATTAGTTTCTATTTTGTTAAAATCTCCGTCAAAGATGGTTATTCCCTTCCCGTTAGTAACAACATTTTGTGCAGTGTCTACGACATATCTACCTTTCCCTCCAGAGGTATAGAAATGTTCAAAGTTGCTGTACATATTAGTCAATGCAGGTGAAATAGCCTTAATCTTCATCGGGCCATCTTCTGACAGGTCAATCAGAAAATCAGTATTCATGATGACAAATCTGTCAAAGTAGCCGTTAAAGCTTCCTTGAAGAGTTAATGTTTTCCAATTTGTCGGTAGTTCGCTGTCTGATATTGCAAGCTCGACTTCTTTTGCCTTTATATTCCCATCAGTGTCAACATAGACCTTGAAATACTTACTTCCGTCCTCATTCTTTATATACAGAAGGTCGTTAGTGAGGTTTCTTTTTTCTACACGCAGTTTAGGAATTGTAAGGAAATCTCCTTTCTCTGAACCCGTGAAGGCGTATTTCCCTTTACAGATAACCACACTTCCGTCATTAGCACCTTCTTCTTCAACTGCAAGGCGTATGTATCTTACCCAATCCATGTCTTTCGGTATTTGGAAGGATGCCCCGAGCGTAGAACCGTCTGATTTGTATAGCCTCTGCCCGTTCGTATCATTCTCATCTGTAACCACAATCATTCCAGTCTCCGTTCCTGTTCTCGTAATCCAGTCTCCAGCCTTTACGTTTATCCGATTTGACATTGAATATCCATCGTTTGGAGGTGTAAAATCATTAGTTCCGTCATTGAAAGTTTTCTCGATTTGGTCTGCTACCAATAAATTAACAGTGTTATGGTCTATCACATCGGAATCGTCTGATAGAGATTTTTCCTTAGTAACTGTATATTCTCCATTGTTACTTGTAGATGGAGATAATATAGTATCATCTTTTAGCCATGACCATCTTACTGTAGCTGCATTATCCGGAACATCAAGAGTTACATAATCCCACATGTTATTACCTATTTTGCTATACCCCGATATGTATGTATCGCTATCATCGTAAAAAGCAAGGCCGATAGAATATGAAGTGCTACCTCCTCTTCCCACTTTGCATGACAGTGTCTTACACCCTTCAACATCTGCCTCATAGTATTTCCATGGATCAGAATACCCTATATCTCCATTCGTAGAATTTATATAATAACTATTAGTTGATTCTGCTTGATAGGTTTTTTCTGTCAAATCTTTATTTGAAATTGAATCATTAAACTCACTTTGTGTTTGCGATCCATATTTAACTTTTGACGCATCTATATGAAGTTCGGAATCAAATTTATATTCTCCGTTATTCTCGTTTGCTTTAGAAAGAAGCCACGACCATTTAGCAGTAACAGCATTATCGGGGATATCTAACTCCACATCTTCTGAACCTTCAAAAATTATCTTATAATATCCAGATATATAATCTCCATCTGCATCATAAAATGCAAGTCCAACGCAACTGGTTTTATTATTTGCAAAACCAACTTTACAATACAATTTTTTATGTCCTGCCACATTAGTTTCAAAATACTCCCATGCGCCTTCACTAATTACATCTCCAGTGGAAGCATTAATAGCATTATATAATGTTACCTTAGCTATGTTCTCATCTCCCTTATTTTCAACAAATTCATTAATCTTATCGTTGAAGTCTTTCTGTGTACCTTCCTTGTACGTTATATTTTCCGATGGAATATTTCCGTTTTTTGATAAAACATATTTTCCTTCTGACTTGTACGACATATAAACATCAGACCAAGCCCATTTCGCAGTAACCGCTCCGTCAGGTATATCAACAGAAACATTCTCCCCGTAGTTATCAGTATACTTTGTAAATCCGCTGATAAACGCACCATCTTTGCCATAGAAAGCAATTCCTATCCCTGAAGAAGAGTAAGCAACGTCACACGTAATAGTTGAATACCCACTTACACGTACTTCACAATACTTCCAATTTGAGTTGTACGAGGTTTTTTCGCCTGTATTAGCGTTGATTGCGTATCCAACTATAAAATCAGCTACTCCATTCTTTCCCTCTCCGATAGGGTGATACTGCGAGTCGTAAATACGATTCCAATTTGAATCATCAGCCCATGATGTGTCGTCAAAAGCTGTACCTATATACTGCTCATTAATAGAATTCCCTTCACCGTCTTTGTACGAAATTTGAAGAAGTTCTTTTCTGTCTTTTAATGGAACTTGCTTTCTTGTAGTATCAGCATCACTCTTCCACTCCAAAATCTTATTTCCTCCATCAGAGCTGCCTCCCTGCACATTGCTCGAATAAAAGTTTGTTCCGTCATAATAAACGTCAATTACTTCTCCAGCCTCCCATGAGTTGTCGCTTGATGCGCGCTCATTATCGTAGTACAACGGCTTTGCTCCCAATGAGTTGATATTAAGAGTAGCGTTGCTTGCCGTATTATTGTTAGTCATCTTAACAAGCAGACGTATGCCTGTTGTAAGACTGGTAAGTCCAGTAATTGATACAGTTTTGGCTGCTGTACTTGCTGCCGTTTCGCAAGTAACATAATTAACTCCTGCCGTTTTGTTCGATAGCTCCTTGCGTTTCTCCTCATTATAATCCAGCATATCCTCCAAAATACCCCCAACACGCTCTGAACTGTTAGCACCGTCCTCAACTTCATTTTTGATTACAAGAGCCTGCTGCTTTAAAGATTCAAAATCCTTTGCCATATACTAATCTCCTGAAATTTTAAATACAATTCTGTTTGCTTTGATTTTTCCATTTCCCTTGTAAAGTGGGTACTCTTCCTTCCTGTCATCGAGAAACATTACACACTCCTTCAGATAGCGGTCGGCGATGGAAAACGCATCGTTATAGGCCATCACCTTCTCCTTCATGTCCGGGCGGCTGCTATACTCATCCTCCTTCTGGACAAATCCGTATCTGGTCACGTTCAAGTCCCCGTTCTTCACGATCCTGGCATAGGTATAATATGCCAACGCCGTCTTAATGCCCATGAATATCTTCCTCTCTCCATGCTTGTCCTCGTACGTTCCACCATCAAGAAGAAGCGCGTACTTCTCCGGATGTTCCCTCACATCCAAATAAAATGCATCTCCAAGGGCAGACTTTATATCGATGCTCTCCGATTCCCGTATATAGGTCTCTATCTTGTCCTCACCCAAATGCACGGACATACCGCGAGACAAGGACGATACATCAAGCGTTGTTATCAGGTACTTCTGCATTTCTTACATACTTTAAAGGTTGTACACTAAAATCCATCGACGGGTTTGCGACCTCAAACCAATAGCTGAAAATGCGGTCAAACGTGCGCTCTATCAAGCGTTGTTGCTTGCTGACAATAGAATTATAGTACTCGAAGGCATCTTCCAAAATATCGCCGGAAAATCCCACTTTCCCGATACGGATGCAATACCACGGCTCCTGCCCGTAGGCGGAATAAATGCGCTCCACCACGCTTGCATCCGTAACGGTAAACTCCTTATCGTAGTTCTGAGTCGTGAACGGGATAAATTCAGGCATTTCTTCATCATTTTCAAGCGTTACCTCTATAAGTTTCAGAGAATTAGTATCACCCTGTAGCTTCACAAGGCTATCAGAGAACCCGTCATCCTCCGGAATCTTTATTTCATTGCCTTTTTCATCGTATCTGACACTGTCCGAACCTTTCTTTGTCACTACCATACCCGATGGAAGGAAATTATTACGCACATTCCGGAACTTCACGTTTGAAAGTCCCTCATCCGTACTCATTTCCGTAATGACACGGTCTGATTTCCCTACCGGATAGGTCTGTTTCCCGGCCATTGACACCCATAACACCTGTCCTTTGTAGTATTCAATGCCACCGGCAGCTTCTATCTGTGCCAGAACGACAGATTTCAACGGATTGAACACATCGATGTAGTCGATATTTTCTTTTGCGACACGTATCTTATTCCCTTTCCTGGTTTTCGTGCCGCTCCAGTCCGGATGCACAGCAATCTTTGACACATATCCGTTGTCATCTTCTTCAACCAGACGGCAGTTCTCGAATGGGATATGCTGAAGCTCCACAATCTGGCCCAGAATGTTGTAGTTGACATGCAGCGCTATTCCATTGAAGTCAGCCATGTCCCGGCATACAAGTGAATGAATGTCATCCGCTGTATCGCCTTTCCGGTTCACCACATATTCAGAGAAAGAAACCTCACGGAATCCGTTACCTTCTATGAAATCCGCGAAACGGTCCGCACATTCACTTCCGGTAGAACTTGCTGCAATGATATTCCTTACCGTCTGCGGATAAAGGTTGTCATCCCCGTAAGATTGTATCCCAAGTTGCTGCAAATAGCGTATGTCTACCCTTACACTGCTTTTCTTTCTAAGTTCCTTTACTTTCATATCCCGTGAGGTTTTAATTTATTCAGCACCTTCTACCGCTTCTCCTTCTTCATCATTCTGCTCACCGGTAGATTCCTGCTCGTTCGAATTCTCTCCATCTTCTTTCCCATCTTCGCTTCTGGAAGGATTCTCCTGCATCTCAGCAAAGACTTCCAGTGCCTTGTTCACGTGAGCCATCAGAGACTTTTTTGTAATTGTCTTTCCGGAGATTTTATAACCTTTGAACTCTTCCTGGATGGACTTGCTTGTCACACCGTCCTTCATAGATTCAACCATAAGAGAGACAAGCTCGTCATCAATCACCACGCTACCGCTCTTTCTCGACTTCACACGCTCCTCCCAGTCGTCAGGTTTCTTCGAGAAATACTTAATGTTGTCTGGATATTTCGCCAGGTACTTTTCAGCCACTTCGTCAGTAAGGTTGGCATTCGTGTACATTTCGCTACTGCCAAATCCCATCTGCAGGAGAACGCCATTCTTCAAACCGTATTCTGATTTTTCTTTCATCTTTCCGTTCTTGTTAAGGTAAACAATCATCTCAATAACAGCATCCCGATAGCAGTCGCTACAGGATGTGCGTACAAACTTCTTGTCAAGTACAAGGGAATACAGACTTTCAATCTCCGCCTTGTCAGAAGAAGAGAGGGAAGCAATGCTTCCCAACTCCTTCAACCTATTAACCACATCAATCACTTCCATATCAAACTGCAGCAGAAGTCAATGTATCGATGGCAGCCTTGGTCGTGTCGTAATCCGTTTTGTACAGGAACAAAGCCGACTTTGGCACCTTTGTTTCCTGCAAGGACACGGACCATCCACCATCTGTTTCCTCAGAGTACTTGTCGTTGCTGATTTCAGCAGCTTTCAATCCCTGATAGTAGCCATAAATCTGGAATGCGGAATCACCCGGATTCTCTTCCTTCTGCAAGTTCTTCGCCTTGTTCTCAAGGATTACCACATATTCACCGTTCGCCAGCCCGTCAATGATGTCCGCACACACGTCCGGGTCGTTGGCCAGAATCACCATATTCACCGTATTGGTAAACGTATTCTTATATGTACCGACAGCAAGGGCCGTATTCGTCCCTGTAAACGGAGTGCTTCCAGGAACGAATACCTTATAGGCTTTCTTACCTTCTTTCAGCGCAAGCGTTTCAATCACATTCTTACGGGTTGCATTGAAAGCAACAGCAGCGAAATCCACGTCCTTACGGTTCATGATAACGCCTTCCTGCTCTACTCCAGGAACGAGAGGGTCATCGCAGCTCACCGCGATGTCCCGTTTAATAGTAAAGTCACAAATTCCTGACATAATTCCTCCTTTCGTCAATAAGCAAACTGGAAAAGGTCATCCTGACCAATCTGTGTTCCCATCTTACCTGTGGAATACAGATAGTTCATACGGTCTTTCTTTTCAAACCAAATATCCAGTTCTGAAATCAAGTCATTAGCTGGAGTTCCAACCAACATTTCACGAGGAGAACCAAACACGGCACGGTGAGGAAGATTAAGTTTCGTTCCGTCATTCTGATATTTCATAATCATTCTATCCCATACCGGAATCTGATATACGGGAATACCATTGTATTCTGTCATTTTCATTCCACCAAATACCTGTTCCCATGTAAGGATTTCCTTATATTCACGTTTCAAGTCTTTTGTCAATGCATCTGCAAGTGTTTTAGTACAGAAGATACCAGCGCCAGGCAAGCCAGCAATTCGAGCATCTGCATTTTCAAGCATCGCATCGAAAATTCCTATTGCAACTCCAGACTCCTTCAACTTACTAAACTGCTCTGCCATCGTTGCTTCACCATTAGCTGCAATAGCTGTTTTCTGACCTGCACTAGCAGTTCCAATAGTAAAAAGACGCTTCCACAAACCATCTGTCGTTTTGAACAATTCCACATCAGTCCCAGTAGACAAAACTCCAGAGTTTGAATGAAGTTTTGCGTCCTTATCTGAAAACCATACAAATCTCCACATCATGCTCATCATCGCATCCTTCAATGCCGGATAAACAATATCATCCATATATTCAGTAGAGGTCAAGTCCGCTATATCCGTACCAGTTTTCAGACAATACTCTGCAATCGTATTTTCCAAATCTTCATAGCACCACTTCAATGGTATTTCCCATGAACCGATTTCCCATGTTTTTTCCAGGAACTGGATAGTTGCATCTTTATATTCAGGATTACATCCGGAACCAGCCCAACCGACATCACTCATTGCACCACGATAACCAATCTTTTTACCATTCTGAACATTCTGCATAAGTGTAAAGAAACGCTCCAGTTCAGGGTCGGTAAACATTTCTGCAATAATCAAATCTTTCAAATCATTAATCGCACCATTATCAGGCGTCAGATTGCTTAACTGTTCCCACGTCATTTTTTACCTCCTTTTCTTTTTTCTCTGATTTCCTCCAATTTCTGTCCAATCTTGCTCACTTTCTTTGTCTCAGGCTTATTTCCATAAGTCGTCGTTCGTCCAGCAGGAATGTATTTGCTTGCTGCCGCTCTGGTCAGCTTGTCAATACCTCCAGCCTTTTCTACCGCACCAAGAATCTTGATTTCTTCCTCCGTCTTGGCATTCGATTTCAGTTCAGCCACCTCAGACTCCAGGTCATCGATGCGTGCTTTCAATGCCTCTACATCCTCATCTCCGCTTTCCGGATCACGGATTTCCGTAATCACACCTTCCTGGACGACTACTGTCCGTCCGTCTTCCAGAACAAACTCACCATCAGGAGAAGCCGGGTCCCCGACCTGAATCTCTCCCTCCTCGCGTTCCACATTCAATTCTTCCCCGGTAGAGGTAGTAATGACCATAGCCACTGCCGGAACATCTTCAATTTTTGCATAACCGCATTTCTTCAGCAAGCGGCCAAGCAAGGATGATTCAACTTTCACTTCCTTTTTCGCCATAATATTTGTTTTAGGATTAATAATGTTTTCTTCCTTTTTCGCGGAAATAGCCGGGACTATAGAAGAGATGAATCCGAGTTCCATCGCCTTCTCTGGGCCGAACCAGCTATCTGTTGCCATCTGCGCCTCCAGCACATCACTACTTTGCCCGGTACGTTCCACGTACAAATCCAGCATCTTCTGTTTCTCAGCCCTGAGGTCTGCTGCAATGGATTCCAGCCTTTCAGGAGTGACCTTACCCTTCAATAAAACTCCATCACCGTACGGGTCATGTATGCAGAGAGACGAATGTGCGTATGCCGTTCGTCTTTCCAGCGGCGCCGCAAGCAGAATCACCGTGGCCATGCTTGCACACGTTCCTACGACCTTACAGGAAATCTCCTTTCCGGAAGCACGCAGGGCATCATAGATTGCATAGCCTTCTACACAGTCACCGCCGCAAGAATGGATTTCGACCTCGATACGGTTATCGTCCCGATCCATCCAGTCCATGAAATTTTGTATGTCGGTGAAGGAGATGCTATCTTCTCCGGAAAGCCAATACTTCGCCTTGTCCGAGTCAGGAGCAATGTCTTTGTTGACAAATAATTTCGCCATATCTCGTAATTGTTTGAAACAAAGGTAGTGAACGCGATATGGCTATAAGAATTTTTGAAAGGAATAGCACTGACACGCCTTGTCAGTCGATTTTTCAAACAAAAAGAGGTGAGCCGCTGCCCACCTCAAACAATTACATATCCACTTCCGTGGAAAACTTCTTTACAACCCTGTATATCGTCCTCTCATCCACGCTGTATTCGTCCGAAAGGTACTGCAATACGTAGGTCTTTTTATGCCCTTCTTTCATCAGACGGTTGTAATCCTTGTAAAGTTCAAGGTACCTGACGTCCGATGGCTGTACAGGGAGTGACTGCAACTGCTCCATCACTCCCTTATGTGTGTTCAGAAATTCATATACGTTCATACGTTACCAAGATTCTCCAATACTTTTACACGGTTACTCACATTGTTTATCTCTTCAACGGATACGACAGGACGGATAGACTGTACTCCCTTGGCGACTGCTCTGGCCAGCATGTCCTCTCCGAGAGCCTGACTACTTGTCTGCGTTACGTTGATAGGAACGCCCCCTCCCATCTGGTTGAAAGACGAGAGCAGCGGGGCGAACATCGAGGTGGCTCTGGCCGTCATCACCGCCTCTCCGTTACTCAGCTGGGCAGGTATGCTGTCGCTGGTTCCGGTACCTGGTCCGGTGACTAAACCACCTGTTGCAAATTTAGCACTTTTTACGACACTTATAGCAGATGCGATATTAGTAAGTATGGTTGCAATACCTGAAGCCATTGTAGCAAGCCCGAATATACCTTTTCCAGCTTCCGCACTTACCATCTTTGCAATAGCCTTACCAGTATTTATAGCGATCTCAGCAAGAGCCAGCGTCTTACTTAATATGGCAAACCCCTTGTCCGATTCTCCTATCTGCTGTGTGAGTGCCACAAGACCTCCGGTAACGGTTTCCATTGCCTGATATTTCGCTTCCTCTATCTCTACCTCCTTATCTGCAACTGCCTTCTTTGCGTCAAGATATTCCTGATTGGCTTGCAGCTTACGGTTGAGGAACTCCTGTTCACTCTCCCCTTCCTGCTGCTGGACGCTGTTAAGGAATTCCAATTTCTGTTCTGCCTGCTCCTGCAGTATCTCCAGCTCACTGGCTCCGGACTGCTGCATCTGCATGATTTCGTTCTCCATCCTTACCCTTACGGCCTCCTGCTGCTTCTCCGAAATCTCCTGCTCACGCTGCGTCACCAGGTCATCCATCTGTTTGTTGTACTTGTCCACAATGGCCTGCTTCATCTGCTCGGTCAGTTCCTTGTCAGCCAGCTCAGCAGTTCTCTGCGCATCCAACTGCTGCATCTTCAACTGATACTCCTGCTCGCTGCCTTCCCTTACGGATTCAAGCTGCAAGGAGATAAGCTTGGTACGGTTGTCTATCTCCTTCTGCAGTTCCTCGTCAGATAGTTTCTGGAGTTCCATAGATTTTTGCTGCTCCAACGCCTTAATTTGGTCATTGATAGCCTGACGGGCCTTTACTGTAAGGTCTGTCTCAGTTTTCAGCCTCGTGCGCAAATCCTCAATCTGACGATTATACTGCAAGGTTATCTCTTTGCTTTGTTTATCACGTCCATCCTTCACAAGAGCCAGCATCGCATCCTCAGCCGCTCTTACCGCCTCCAGCTCCTTCTGCTTTGCAGCAATAGCAGCATCAGCCTTTTCCTTTTCAGCAGATTTTATTTCGTTTGCCAACGATACCTCACGGCCAAGCAATTCACCCCTTTTATCCTGATATTCAGTCAGCGCATTATACATCTCCACCTCAGCCTGAGCAATTGCGTCATTGGTTTCCTTGGTGTTCTCCGCCATCGCATTCTGTTGTACCATCAGCTCATATCTCCTTTTGGCCAATTCATAGTTCTTCTTGCTTGCTTCCTCCTCCAGCCTATTAGCTTCCCTGATAGCTTCCATACGTTCCTTTGCAGACACATTCAGTTCATCATCTGCTTTTGCCTTCAGTGTAGCTATCTTAAGAGAATTCTTTGCATTCTGCACCTGCAGGTTTCGTGTATCCCTGTCTATCGCCGCCTGTTCCTTCGTCATAGCAATGTATCTCTCATTCTCCTTATTTACCTCTGCCACATATTTCCCAAGTACCGGAAGTTTCTCAAGCTGCTTTGTAATCCATCCCATCATCTTACCACCAGCTTCTACAACAGAGAGTATTCCACTTGCAACAATCTGCAACACCTTACCAACTGCATCCAAAGCCATACTCAATGGAGCAAGTACAGCATTCCAACGATTTGAATTCTCTTCGCTTGATTTAATTCCTTTGGCTACTGCCATAATTACCACAGAAATCGCAGTAAGAATAGCAACAATCGGATTGGCAACCAATTTCGCAAATTGAGAAAGCAAAGCTATAACAGCAGATTTTACGACATTAATTACAGTTGAAAGGCTAGTAAAGCCTTGAATCATTTTTAGAGTCGATTCATTCAGACCTATACCATTTGCAATTAAAGTCGTAATATTCCCATTTATTCCCTCAGCTGCTGATTTGGTAGCATCCATTTCCTTTACAAGACTTTCCATTACCTCCTTCTGTTTCCGTGCAGCTTCAGAATTTTCACCTTGTACTGCTATTAATTCCTCATACAACTTCGTTTCTTCCGCTAATTTTTTTTCCAAACTCTCAAATATAGAAGAAAGCGAATTTTCATAATTCCCCACATTCCGGTAATACCTCTGGGTTTCCTCCTCACCCTCCTTCAGTGCATTCGTAACCTCATTTATACTTTTTTTCAGTTCCTCACCTCTAGCCCCCTTTCTTTCAGCTTCCGACAGAGCATCATATTCAGCCGTCAAATTTGATAACTGAGCGCGAAGCGATCTAAGACTTCCCTCCTGTTCTTTCTCCTGTTTCAACTGATTCTGGACAGTTTTGTTAATGATACGTATGGAATCATTATAATCAGCAATAACGGCTTTAGTAGAAGCCATAGCTTCATTATACTGCTGACGGGAAATCTTACCCTCGCTTAATTGTTTTTTTAATTGTTTCTCGGCATTACGTGCCGCATCAATCTTCGCCTGATACTCCGCTATCGCCTTAATTGCTTCATTATAATTCACCTTGATGTCAAGGACTTTTTCCACTTTATCCGCCATAACACTAAATCTTTAACAATTCAACTTCGCTTATATTATTCTCCTTCGTTTTTACATTTACAATCGCAAAATATGAGCCGTATTTTCGAATGTAAACAGGTTTTAGCAAATCAAGTACGGCTAATTCCGGAGCTGACAAAAGAACTTGTTCTTTTACAACCTTAGGCTGTCTGACCACCTCCTGATACGATGCATAATGCTGCTGTATCAATTCTTCCCATCTTAACGGATAGAAAACACATGAACGAGTTTCAGAATCATATAAGACTATTCTTGGATTCACCCCGCTATCATATTCCAACTCTCCATCATCATTATACGAATACAGAGGAATACTTGCTACATCTCCCAATGTATCACAAGCAGAAAAAGGAAGCGAAACAGCATCTCTTTCATAGTCTAGTGCCCTATTCTCGACAACAATAAACGAATCATAGTTCCCAGTAACATCATCATCTTCCTTATAGCGGAACCAGTTCTTCTGTGTAAAATCATTCAACTGATAACTGATATTTCGTGCCACATCACCGTAATCGTTTGGAAGAATTCGACTTGACCAATCTACCGCATTATTTTTATTATTTATCACAGAATCGAATGACACGAAATTTATATCATTGTTCTCACCTGGAACCGCAAAAACCCCAAGCATGTAAGCTATAGACTTAATAAAGTCTATCAATTTTATTGAAGGTAAATTGGGTATTGTAAAATACTTATTGTAGTCTTGAATATCCGCTCCGACCTCCGACGCTTTCGCTTCAATTGTTATATTCCCAGGCATCAATCCAGTAGTAGGAAATGATACTGTAGCCATTACAGCGCTGACTCTAAACACAAATTCTGAATCATAAGGATTCAAAGAAAAACTGCTATCATATCTACACTCGTATTTAAAACCTGCTTCATCTAAAACGATTACCTCATAAGGTTTTATTTCATCAAGGACTTCCCCACCCTCAACTTTAACCACTTGAACCAATATTCCATCTTTATAAAGTGGACTTCCTGAAATAACCAGATTTGCAGCAAACTTTATATTTATTTCCAAGTGTGAATACATTGGCTGAAAAGAATTTACAAGTGCATCACCTTTATATAGCACATAGTAAGATTGTAGTCCCTTAGCAAATAATAAATTATAATTTATATACGGAGTACTTGTTTCACTTTTCAATCCGCTCAAAGTCAATGTAACACGATTTGCATCCACATGCTTCTGGGCATCTTCTTTTTTTAATAATGGAATTTTCAGACTTTGAAGAATATCCAGTTTATCAGACGGAAACAAGAGGTTCACATTAAACTGGCTCTGTATCTTATCCAAAATCCATTTAGCAGAAACAACCGGATGGTAAGTTACGTGTTTCTCTGTGGTTCTGAACCCATAGTTAATTATAGGTACATTTTCGTCCGGAGATATGTCATATCTCCAAAAAATATAATCATCTACTCCATAATCCAAACCATCAAGGTTTCCTTCAAACTCAATAATCTTCGAAAAACCAGTTGCATTCCCCCATGAAAGAGCTATTTCTATCGTATCACTGACAGACATCAATACTACATTGGCACCATCAACAATCTGTACACCGTCACGCAACAACGTACCTACATGAGGAAGATACGGAAAGCTACTTACCGCACTAGGCATATGAGCACATTCTATCAGCCGGAGATTATTCTTTGTCTTCGGCAACTTAACTGTATAGCTAAAATTACTTACAATCTTGCTAATATCTGTCAGGATATTGCTACGGTATTCTAGAGAAACACCGGATTCACCCATATCCACCTTTGCACCATCAATATATAACTCATCCCTCATAAGCTCTGTGAAATTGTTTCTGGAAATTCTATCTCAATCTCAAAATCCTGCAACGCCTGCATGGTTCCAGTAACACTCTTCGTGGAAATATTGACCGGAACCCAGTTACCATCCATGTACATATCCACCAATGGAGACGAAAGAATGGTGAGCAGCATCTTGAAGGTTTTCTGGTCCACAAGGGTAGCACACGCCTTTTTCGTCATCTGCATGGACTTCCCATTGTATCTGAAAACCCCGTTATAACCATACTTCTCATCGGAGAAGGAGTAATACAGCTTGTCACCAGCTTCCGCTTCGCTGCCTGATTCCCCCTCCTGGAACAGCCAGTACTGGTAAAACCCATGCCGGTCAATCCAACGAAGATATACACCGCACTCCGAATCATCCACGACAAGTCGGTTAATGATTACGCCATCACCAACCGGACGGAACGTATTGTCGAATGTATAATCGAATGTGCTTTCCGGTATCTCTTCATCAAGACGTATAACCCCAAAGTTCGTTGCGCTTCCGAACAATGAAGAGGGATTCAGATGCACAAGACCGCTGCCAGCACTAAGAGCCTGGTATTTGTTCCGGTCATACCTTTTCCTCATGGTTGCTCCGGAAGCTATGTACATGGACAACGTAAAAGGGAAGTTCTTGAACCATGTAACCGTACGTGACTGATTGAAGACTTCTCCTATATTCATGGCTCCCCATATCACCGTGGTCGTAAAGGAGAACGTATCTTCCGATGTCTGAACCTGTACAGTTATCTCCTTAGAAAGTATCAAATCCATGCCATCCGGACTAAAGAACACCTGGGCATACATGGATACATCCATCTCCACACTTCCATCATACGGAGTTCTCTTGTCGGTAAACGACAGTCCTCCATCCGATATGGTACATGTGACAGCATTGTTGGTCTGAACCCTAACCAGCATCGGGTTAAAGCAGAAAGATACATCATCAGGATACGTGATGCTCTTATTCGTTTCAAATACTCCCGTCCTCATTGAAATTTAGATTTATATGTTCCACTTCACTCCCGAACAGAATACCGATGCCATCCGATACCCTCTCCACCGTATCCTTCACTTCGGGAGAATAAATATCACTACGTCCGCCATTACGGAAAAGCTGCGTACCTTCATTGGCAATCTTACGGGCCACAAGATAAGCGAACGAGTCAGGCTTCTCTACTTGGATACCCTTGTCATCCATCCATTGCCGGATTATCTTCCAGAATCCTGCCGGCACCTTACCCGGCTTTCGTCCGGTCTCCAGCGTCCCGAACGGGCTACGGCCCCACAGGACGCCTCCATCCTCTGTTATCTCTACCTTCAAGCTGGCTATCGTCCTGCCGGAAGCCACCTGCCCTGCCCTCCGGTGGTTCTCAATGATGCGTTGCTTCAACGCTTCCAGCTCGGAGGCCACCAGTTCAATCACCTTATCCCTCAGCAGAAGTTCCATACACTATCTCCTTCACCGTTTTTGTGGGACACATCACAAGTCCTTTTATTTCCTTCAAAGGAACCTGAATGACAATCCCCGTCACATTCACATCCAGCTTGTCATAGAACACCGAATACTGGATGTCCCCCTGCACAGGCTCGAACACTCCGCTTCTGTTCACTCTCAGTATGAATTCCTTGGCCAAGGACTTGCATCCTTCAATAACCGAATCATTCTCCTCACCGGAAAAGTCATGCTTTGTCTTGTCCATGAAAGCTATCATGCAGTTCGGATAATCCTTCAGCTGCATCAGGCCCACGTTCAGGCTTCCGGAAGCCGGGAGCACATACATCACGGCAGGAAGCTGCATCTTGTCAAGCCTGACGTTCGCAGCCTGCCAGTTCTCGAACAGATAGGTAACTCCCATCTGTTCCACGATCTTCCTTACTTTTTCCTCGACTGTCATTTTTTCTTTCCCTCCAAGATTTTACGTAACCTGCGTTCATATTTCATCTTTCTGGAATCCATGTCAAGACACTTGTACACCCGCACCCACGGAACATACTCTACCGCTTCATGGTCCGTTATCCCCATTCTCAGCGCATAGTAGTCGAGCAGTCCGAACGGGCCGAAGTTCAGCGCATCTGCCCCAGCCTGCTTCTCCTCCGGTGTAGGAGGCACCGACGTGGAAGCGAACAGCTTGTTTATCCGCTTTACCTCCCGGGCCACCCAGAAGCAGAACCCGATGACCTCGGATGCATCCGCCCTCATCACCTCACGTTCCGACATTCCCAGCAGCACGCGACACGGCACCATTATGGTTTCCGTCTCCGTACTGATTGACTGCAACTGCATCAACTCACCCATACTGATGTCATTCAACGTATCGGGTGTCCTTACCTTTCCCACCTTCCACGGTTTCCGAAGCTTCTCCAGCTCTCTCTCGATACCGTGAGAAAGATTTCCAATTACCAACAATTCCTTTACCGTCATATATTCCCAAGTTTTGCTTTCAACCGTTTTATTGCAGGTTTTATCCTGAAGGACATCGCCATAATCAGCATGTCAAGATAATCCGGAGAATGTCCGAGTATCTCCTTCATCTTCTCCTTGCTGATAATCCCCTTCTTTCTCGTATCAGAGTCGATATGGTCCTGCTTCAACACACCGAGCTCCTCGATTATACGTTCCCTCTGTGCTTCCGTACAGACGATACGAATCAGACGGGAGTTTATCATCTCGGCCAGCTTGAAGCCACATTCCGATTTCAGGTTGTCAAACTCCATGTTCATCGGACGGCTGCCACCGTGGAACTCCTTAATTCCGTTCAGGTAGCTTTCAAGATAGCTTCCCAATCCGTCAGAGTCCGCAATCATCCGGCTGCGCGGTATGGAACACTCTATCATCATGCGCTTCAGGTCTGTCTCGATAGATTTCCCGGTGCTGTACTCCTGATCCAGCTTGATATAACATACATTCCCTTTCCAATGCCCGGCGACAAAGCGGTCACGCCCCTTCATGGCAAGGTCAGCGGAGCCGGAAGAATCTCCCATAGGCTTGACAAACTCGTTGGTGAACAGGTCACAGATGGCATCATAATCACATAACGCTGCCGGGTCGTTGTCATACTCCCAGTTACCGAAGTACAAACGCTCTTTCGTCACCCTGTCCTTTGTGCTCCGGAGACTCTCGATGTAGTCCTCTGTGGCCCATGGGTTATCCTGCACCAGCGCCTGGATGAAGGCATACGGTTTCTTGAGCTTACCTTCTTTCCACGGCTTGTAGAAGTCACGATACAGCCAGTTCTTCTTCGGGTTGCAGGTGATAAGTATCTTTCCTGGGATTCCATACACATCGTTCATGTGCCGGCCAATACGTGTCTTCAGCACGTCAAAGGCGAGGTAATGCACCTCCCCTGCTTCCTCTATCCATCCTCCGGTGTATTCCTTTGAACCCAAGCGCTCATACATCGGGTCTTTTACCGGATAATAGGTCAGGTCAATGTAGACTATCTCACTGCCGTTGTCGAACGCTATCCCTTCATTGTTTGTCTTGTATGCCGTAAATCCGTGCAACTTCGCCACCTTGTTGAAAGTAACGGTCACGGACTCCCGGCTGTCCTTCAGGTTGTTTCGCCCGACAAACCAACGTGTGCCTGGAAGATAGTAGGCGCACTGCATAAGCCACTCGCATCCAAGCCAGGACTTTCCACCACCTCCGGCACCTCCATACAACAGGAACTTCGTCTTTTCATCCCGAAGGTAGTTGTATGCCAACCTCTGCTTTATATTGACCTTCCGTTCCATATCACTTCAGCTTGTCTGCTTCCGGAGTATAGGGAAGGAAGTCGAATCCCTTGAACGGTTTACCTTGCGTCGTATGGTCCACCTCCTGCTTGTCGGACAGCCCAAGCGTACGGGCAATGATATTCGCATTGAACGCCCCGACACACGCCCCCTCGAACTGCTGGGTCTTGATTGTTTCCTCCACGCGCGCGATGACTTGAAGAAAATCTTCGTCCCCTTTGTTTATACAATCCTCCCGGAAGTTGCTCCACCACCTTGTCGATGCCCCAAGATACACGCAAAGTCCCATGAGAGAATACGGCCGTGCTGTCGGAGAAGCTTCCTGCTGTGTATGGTGTTGTTCTTCGGTTTTCACATTTTTTCCCCTTCCTACTCTTACGGGCACGGTCTTCTGTATGGCCTTCCTGGTTGTCCACGGGTTCTCATCGCACCACTGGAAATACTCGCACGCCGCCTCCCACAGAAGTTCAGGCGTGGCAAAGAGCTTGTCCCTGCCATGCTTGCTTCTTAACATCCAGAACTTATTTCCTTTTGGTGCCGCCATAATCACAATTTTTCAAAAACGGGTAATATCTCCTTGTCCAAATCCCATCTTCTGTTGTTGGGAAGTGGAAGGCTAAATTCATATTTGAGTGCTTCCATATATTCCTGATGCGATGCCTTTCTTTCGTTCAATACGGAAACCTGAAAGGATGATCCGCGCAGTTCCCTGGACTTGTCTACCTCTAACCCTTTCTCGTATATCCTGAAATCCGAACCGATGAACTCTTCCGTAAGACGGCATACGTCAGCCGTAGAATGATAATGCTGAAAATACCATTCACCGAAACGGAAATTGGCTGTGAAGTTGTTGGCATCCAGGAACAGTGCTTTCGAACGGTAATCCTGCGTTTCCTTTCTCTCGGAAGCCTTCTGTGCGAAGAGCAAAGGAATTCCCGACCAGAAAACCATGCCTCCCGGCTTACATAGTGCGGAGATGGAAAGAAGGACGTTCCTTTCATCGTCAAGGGAGTTTACGGAGTTCAGGACGCTGTCACATACCAACACATCATACAGACCATAGTCCGACAATGTCCTGCACACCTCCGCACAGTCCTGACGTATCTCCTTCTCGTCTATCAAGTCAGCCCCGTCCTTCCGGTGAAAGAACTCAATCGCATCAATGCGGTATCCCTCTTTCTTCAGTCTGGTGGCATAGTCCTTCTGTCCGGCCCCGAAATCAAGTACACGCATATCCTTCGTGATGAACGGCAGTACCAGACGCTCGTACAGCGTGGAATGGCTCCTGCTGCTCGGGACACCGTTTTTCTCCCTGAGACGTGCCTTCTGGGCAAAAGACTGTATATAAGTCTTCCGCTCCAGATGGGAATATTCGAATACGCCGTATTCCTTCGAGAAATACTTCAATGCCAGCTCCTCCTTTCCTTCCGGAAGCACATAAACAAGCAGGTCCATTCCCATAAGCTTCACCGCCTTGGCATACACGGTGGAGATGATGACCTTTCCTTCATGGTCGCACACGGCATTCGCAAACTGGCCGTAACGCAAAATCATTTTCGTAAGGTCCACTACACGTGAGTTGTTCCCTCCCTTTGTAATGATGGTTACGTCCTTGTTTGGTACCATAAAGAAACCTTCCGTTCCTTCAGGAACAGATACACGGATGTCCGGCTGAATCTCCGAAACCTCACACTCGGCATAGTTGTGAAGCTGATTGAAACGTACCTCATCCGTAGAGTTCACTCCATCCAGCACGAAAGCCGGGACATGGGTGTATCCCAGCAGCTTCATAGTCTTTGTGCGCTGGTGTCCTGCCATGATTCGTTTGTCCGACCTGCGGATGATGATAGGCTTGATGATGCCAAGCTCCATTATCGACTTCTTCAGGTTTTCCTGGGCTTCCGGAGTAAGCAGCCTCGGGTTGTACTCGGCCGGATTCAGTGATTCTATGTCAATGTATTCCATCATAAGCCCAGCAGATTATTCACGAAACCAATCATCACCCCGTTCTCGTCAAGATACTCGGCTGCACACTGCTTCAGCCCTTCAAGCTCCACATCGGTTATCGGTATCTTATATCCTTCAAATGCAAGGTACTTGATATGCGCTCCCGCTTCGTAGTTTTCATTCCGAAGCACGTTGTGAGTATCTTCCATACCTCCGGGGAAATCGTCCAAATCAGGAAAGCTGATGCCGTCAAGGCCCCATTCAATGAGTTTCCGGCAATCCCATTCAAACAGACGGGACATATCCCATTCCCCGTTGCTCACATTGTCACGGATGATGATTTCGCGCTCACGATCTTCTGTCAGGTTCGGGATAAGCACCGTAGGCACCTCCTTGATTCCAAGCTGCACGCACGCATCATAGCGTTGGTTCCCTGCAATAATGACAAGATGTCCCGTTCGGTCTGACAGAATGATCGGACGTGCTTCAAAATAGTCCGGATTTTTCTGTATGGATTCCTTCAATTTCTGGAGCTGCCCTTCTGATATGGTTCTCGGGTTGCTCTCCAGCTTCTTCAATGTTTCTGTACTTCTGTAAATCACTTCCATATATCTCGGTATTTGCGTTACAGAAACAAATTTACCCGATAACCGCCACAAAGCAGCTACCGGGTATTCACAAAGCACTGACAAGGATTGTCAGTAAGTTATAAACTCCATATCATCCACCATTTTCGCTTCTTTGCGTATTCAAGTTTTCTCTTCAAATCCTTACAAAGGTCTATCTCTTTTCCCCATTGAGTGTGATAAAATGTCGCATCATCCTTAAGCTTGTTTACTTCTTTTTTAAGTTCCTCGTTCTCCTTTTCAAGCTCGTCTATAATATGGTTTTTCAGTTTCAAATCACCCAATAGTCTTTCTGCCCTTTCAAAGTTCCTTCGGCTGTCTATTATCAGAATCTCCATGTAAGTATCACGGCTGAATAGCCTTCCCGTTTGATGTCTTTTGTGTTTCATACTCATAACTCATACTCCCAAAAACTAAGTTTCCCTTTCACATTCATAATCGGCTTATTAAATAGTACAGCATCCTTCAGTACCCAGTTCCAGCAACCTTTCTCTTCCCACACTGAAGGATGGTTTTGTACGCAGTCAACAATAACCACGCTGCCGATGATGGCACCATTCGGAAGATACTCATTATCTCCGTAAAGTTTATTCTTGTGAGGAAATACTCTCTCTAACTGCGTTTCTGTTAGTGCGCTCCATCCCTCCTTGACTGTAGTCTTTGAAGCATGAATCAACACCCTTTGTCCGATGTACTTCTGAGGACACTTCCAAGTCCTGTTTTCGATGTCTTTGATACCGTGAGCGATTAGGCTTGCCCACGGCTGTTTGATGGATATTGCTTTCATTTCTTATCCTCTAATAATTCTGGGTTATCAAATTTGTTTCCAATCACTTCAACACCAACAATATGTTCATCTATCTTAGTACCTTTATAATCTACCATTTCGTCTTCCTCTGCATTTTCAAGACCAAATTCTTCTATCGCATCTTTAAGGCTGTTTATACCCTCCCATGATATAGGTGCAGTAAATGGAACTTCTTCTGTTTCGACATAAAACATACCAAAATCATAAATTACAGCACCTGTTATTTCTTTTATCCAACTCTCCATAGGTTCGTTCCAGCCGTCACCGCAAGTTTCAATTCTGTAAAATCTTACTATATCACCCTCATAAATATCTTTTCCGTTTTTGTCATGCAATCCAGTGAACTGACAGATGGTTTCTTCTTCTACAGACAAATCTTTGATTACATAGGCACTGTTATCAGTATTGAATGACAGAACATTATCAAAAATAACTTTGTCTGTATAGACATAATCAAGAATTCTGAATTTAGATTCACCTAAATAACCATAAAGCCATTTTCTTGTCTTTTTTGATTTACCTCTGAATTTTATTTCTCTTTCCATATCTTAGTCCTCCAGCAAATCCAAAATGCGACAAAGAGCACCTTCAAGAACAGACACCCTGTCCTCCATATCATTTCTGTAATCTTCATATTCACCATCTTCGTATAGAGTTTCACATCCTTCATGTTTTGATGTTGAATACTCCAATGATGTATGACATATATCTGCAACATCACCAAGAAATTCATTTACAGGCTTATCACCTAACATGGTTTCAACAGTTGTTTCAATTTTCACTTTTACTTGTTTCATAGCTTCTCCTTTCCACCTATCCCAGCAGCCACCACATGACTGCCAGGAACAGGTAATACAATTTCGTTTTCATTGATTATTTCTCCTTCTTTCAACTAATAATTCTAACCTCTTCTCACATTCAGCACATTCAAGTTTTTTACGCTCCAGCTTCTCCCGAAACTTAACCAGTTCCTCGTCCGTGTCCTCATTAAAGAATATGTTGTTCTGACGGTTGTGCTCGATATACTCATTCATCCTGCGTTCTGCTTTTGTTATCTGGGCTTTTGCAGAAATCAGTTTGGAGAGGCAGGAACTCACTTCAAGCGACTCTCCTGAACGATTGTCGTAGTAGTAAAAAGAAGGATACACATCATTCCTCGGATACTGGCATTGCAATCTGGCCACCCTCCATCTGATTACCCACATCCTTCTTTCGTACACCTCACGCGGAAGGTCGTATGTATATAGGGTGACAGATTGATGACCGTAACCATAGCAGATGCTGATTTGCACCCAATTCTCGATTTTCAGTTCCCTTTCAGCTTTGGCCAAATCCTTTGCATACTGATAAAAATCGCTCACGCATTCCTGCTTTCCCATATCATATCGTTGTTACACAATCAAAGTCTTTCCCATACATGATATAGGCTCCACGCTTCCGGAGTTCGGCCACCAGCTGCTCGTTGGTATATCTGGCCAGCCGTCCATGAAGTCTGTCCTGCTTTCTTCTTTCAGACGTGTGCCTGCTCTCACATAACCGGCACCTGCTGGTGTAATGGGTGCCGGATTTCGTTTCATAGGCACGGAACTTTCTTTCCGGGAGGTTCCGGCCACACTCGATACAAACCTTCATGACGCAGCCCTCCTGATTAATCCCATGTTACGGTTTACCAGCTCTATTATACGGTTATGGTATGGACTTGTTTGATTGCACGCAGCACGTGACTGTACCACTTGGAAAGTTCTTAATGATACCTCAATAGTTTCCATACGTTTTCCATTTACTTTAGCAGATAGAATAAGGCTTTCTTTTTTCTTGTAGTATTCGCTGTCAAAAACGCAATGGTGCATACTGTCAGCCTCATCAATAAACTCAAACACACTTTGTAGAACCTTGATTGAAAGTTCTCCGTCTGTTATTATTATCCCAAAGAACTTTCCTTTCTCCTCCACGTAACTCAGGTTATCCTTTTCAGCTTGTTTCCTCTTTACTTTGTCTTCAATTTTCTTCTGAATTTTTGTATAGGCAGCCCTCGCAATTTCGTGTGCTTTGTACAGATCATCCGGACAAATAAATTTTGGATTGTGTATGTCCTTACCTGTATGTTCCATAAATGAGAGCATATCAAAGTATATTGAGGCATCCGTTATCACATAATGGTTTCTGTGACAAATATTCATTTGCGACATATATTCCAATTCTTTTTTCTTATTCCTAACCATCCAGAGGAATACATCGTACTGCCCTTGCTTTACTACTGTTTCTGCATTTCTTGATGTAAGCAGCATTTTCATACACTCTACGACCGACACGTATGGCAGCCTTTCAATGGCTTTACACCATCCGTATTTTCTCAGTTTCTTGGTAATGTGGTAGTGTGGATATAAGTAATTGTCTGTTATATCGAACACATCTTCAAAGACATAATATCCAGTACAACTTTCATTGTGCTTTCTTATATCGAATCTGCTGTTGTAGTCCCAATGAAAGAAGTTATATCCACGAGAATATCTTTTCGAGATGATTATTTCTTTTCCTTCAGGTGATACCCAGTTCTGATACACTTCATTCATTTTATATTCCGTCGGATAACCTCTTCTGTTGATACGATGCACATCATAGGTCCGAATTACCTGCCATTTGTTATAGGTCTGTATTACTGAGTAAAACTTCGATTCAGTCAGACTATTTTTCCGTGGCTTATTTTCTAATATTAGATGATTCAGGCAGCTGCACTGATACCCTAATTCTAAATCCACTTCCAATATTCCCGGAAGCTGCTTCTCTATGCTTCCACAGCAATGGCACCACACTTCACCATTTTTCTTATAGTATCCTGTTGATGGGAATATTGTTTTTGCATATTCCTTCTCTTTTTCGGATATTGGTTTGAGATGGCTACTCATTTCAAGTACCAATTTATTTAAACTCCTTCTCATGATTACATATCAAATAGTGACAGTTGTCTTGAATCAAATATCTTTTGCAGTTCCTTCTTCGTTTTCTTCCTTGCAGGTTTTTGTTTCACCGACTTTTCTTCTTTGATTGGTTCTTGTACTACAGGTTCCTGCACTGCAGCCGGGGCAACAACCTCCACACGTTCCTTCACCTTGTCCAACTTGATGTCATCCTCATCGTAGTAGTGTACGGCCCATCCGTACACGGTTGCATCATCCACTCCGACTGCGTTTCCTCCCTTTGCCAGCTTCCTGGCTTGTGAGTAGATGTACTTGATACATTCCTCGATACTCTTGTTCGCTTTCCTGTAAGTCTCGGCAAAGAGAGAATCAGTCTTTGCACGATTCTCCAGATAAGTCTGGATTGTTGTTTCAAAAGTTGTCATATTGATGTGGTTTTTGGTTAATTCATTTGCGGTTCATCCTCACGTTGTAATCACAGAGGAATCTGTATATAGCTTCACTCGCCGTGTCAGGCGGTGGTGTATTTTCTCCATATATGGCCTTGATTGCAGCCTCTTTTCCCCCGTATGCGTTGAACAGGTCTTCAGGTTTGTAGTTGTCTGGAAGCAATGGGAAAAGCGTTCTGAAAGCCGCAAAATCAGTTTTCGCCTTTTCTTTCAGCTTTCGGATGGAATCCACACCTTTCACCATCGCGGCAGCCGCATCCGAAATCCGGCTGTAGCTTCTGTCGGCCGCAATCCGTATCTTTTCCTGTTCCAGCTTGCGGTAAGCATCACCCCGATCAAGGCAGAAGTCATGAAGAGCGACCATTATCGCCTGGTTGTTTACCTTACTTCCCCAGACAAACTGCCCGCGGCTCCCGTTCTTTAGCTGCGTGAAGAAGATACACAGCTCTGCCAGGTTCAGGAAATAATAACTGGATAGAATGGCCAGCGATGTCTCGGCCAGCTGGGCGGACGTCAATTCCACCCCGGCATAGCTCAGCACCGACTGCAGGTGTCGGGTGATAATGCGCACGGAAGCCGTATTCCCGTACACACGGTTCACATCGGCCAGTGTGGGTATTCCTTCATGACGGATAACGTCGCCTATACTCAGGTTACAGTTCAGTTGCGCAGTGGTTCCGGACCAGCTATCGACCAATTGGGAGACTGTCAATCCAGTCTTCAAGTTCTGCTGTAGTGGCGTCAGTTCCATCGCCGCCGGACGTTCCTCCACCTCCACAAGCTGGGAAGGATGCAGCACTACCGTCATTGTTCGTTGTAGGTTTGTTTCCATTTTGAAGTTGTTTTGCTTGTTCGTCCATTATCCAAAGATTTGCCTTGCTGTCCCAACGCTCAATCTTTGCTCCGTTAGCGTTACGCCATCCAAGGCTGTCGAAATGATAGAAAAATTTTTCCGCCTGCCTTTCCCAGTCCGGAAGCTTTTCTTCAAAGTAGGCTTTTACCTGGTCCAATGTGGGAGGAATAAATTCTGCCTTTGCCGATTTTTTCTTTTTCGGTTTTTCTTCGGGCGGAAATAACTCGCCAGAGTTATTATTATTCTTAGTCTTATTCTTAGTCTTTATAATAGGGTTACCAGTTTGGTTACCGCTTTGGTTACTACTTTGGTTACTAGTTTGGTTACCGCTTTGGTTACTTGAGGTAACTAAAAGAATGTAAGAAGCAGCCTTTTCTCTTCTGTTCCCTTCAATGAAATCAATCAGCCCTTTTTGCTTCAATCGGTTGCGCAAATCAATTACAGTCTTATTGCTGTAACCTAATTCGGCTTGGATTAGACGTGTTGGTAATTCGAATGGGCAAAGCCAATTCCGGATGTTGCATTCCTTCAACAAAAAGAAATAGAAGTCTGCCTCATGCGCTGTCATCGGTTTATACCGTCGAATTTGCCAAAACTGATTAATGTAGTCAATGTAGGTCATAGTAGATAAGAATTAACCTCGTAAATAAACTCTTGTAAAGAACGGCATACCACATACTTGTTCCGGTACTTCTCGGCTTCTCTCTGCCATTCTTTCTGCCCGTCACTCTGTACCCCTTTCGGTGTCTTCATTTCAATACAGAGGGAAGCATATCCCTTTTTTGGGATAAGTAGTATCAGGTCGGCAACTCCCCTTACAACTCCCTCGTATTTCATCCTCGCTCCTGTCTTTGCATCCCTGCGGCCACCGTTCGGAACTGCAAAGAGAAGCAAAGCCAGATTCGGGTACTGAAGCCTGAACCATGTCAGGCAATCATGCTGTATCTGGCTTTCTGATAGTGGTGTAGTCTGTTTTCTCATAAATAGAAATGATAATGGCAGCCCATTACGAGCTGCCAAAACAATGATTTTATAGAAGAACCTTCCCTATTGCAAGTGCAACCTGCTCCAGTGCCCTATTGTATTCTTCCAGTGCTTTCTCTTTCTTGTATAACTGAGAAGCAAAGAAAAAAGCGTCAGCATACACACAATTAAGTTGTCCGAAAATATTTTTAAGGTTTTCCTCAAAAGTCATATTCCTACAAGTAAGCAATCCTGCTTGAATATCCCCAATAGGCCCATATCCAGGCCCGTATTCCTTCTTTCCTTTAGGTATGCTATTATGTAGTGTCTTGTTAAGTTTTGCCACTGCATCCGAAAGCAGCTCATTGGCATACTTGGAGAAGTTTCCCGTGCGAAGGGTGTCTTCCATTTCATTAAACGCTTTAATATATGCCTCCTTGAATTGTGCGGCAATCTTTCCGGTGAAGCCCATAGCGAGATATGTGAAGCCGTCACGGGTCATGTAATACATCGGTCTGTATTCGCCTTTCGCATCCTTGTATTTAACCGGCGCAAAATTGCGCCCGTTAAATTCGGCACTGCAATCAAGTTCACGGATGGCTTTAAGGACATCTTTATGATTCTTTCCGAAATATTCTGCGACTTGCAGCGAAGAAGTTACTGCTCTATTGTTCTGAATGGTTACAAGATTGACCGTTTCGTGGTCTGACGCAAAGGTAAGTGTACTGTTGTTCGACTTAACTCTGTTTTCATTGGTTCTTGGCATAGTTTGAATGAAAATTGAGTTATGTATAAAAAAAGAAGCCGTCAGCCTCCCGTTCCGCCAAGAACCGACTAAACTATTGCAAGAGTAGTCCAAAGGGATAAGCTAACGGCCGTATCATAAAAATATGTAACGCCTTAAGCAGATATGAAATATCCACCCTTGCAATTATATGTTAATCTATGTTCTTGGCGTTGAACATTGCAAATATACATAATTCTGTTTTCACTACAAACTTATGCCTTATATTTTTCTTCAAATAATTTTCTCGCGGAAAAGCACTGACAAGGGCTGACAGTAACATTTCTCATAACTTCTGACTGAATAAGTTCATGGCCATATCCACCACGCTCTCCTTGACCACATCGTCCGTTCCTGTCACACCGTTGGCGATGTTCTTTTTGGTTTGGATCACGTCATACATATAGCGGTCTATCGTATCTTTTCCCAGATAGTAGTAGCAATTCACATTGTTTTTCTGTCCGTTTCGGTGGGCCCGATCTTCTGCCTGCTCACAGTCTGAGAACGTCCAGGGGAACTCGATAAACGCCACACGGCTGGCAGCGGTAAGCGTCAGGCCGGTACCTCCCGACTTGTAGTTCAGAATTATCAGCTTGCATTCCGGATCATTCTGGAAACGGTCTACCGCATTCTGCTTCTGGGTTGCATTGTCATCCCCCGTCACGGTAACCGCATCAGGGAAATTGTTCTTCAGCTCCATCACAACCTCCTTGAGGTATGCAAAGACTATCAGCTTCTCCCCTCCGTCTATCACGTCATGGATGAACTCGGAGAATACCTTAATCTTTCCTCTTGCGGATATGGATTTCAGGATTCCCATCTTCACCATCACCTCACCTCTAAGAGCCTTCTGTATCTTTTCATCATCCGCATTCTTGTATGTACGCAGATACTGAATCAAATCGGCTTCCGCCTTGTCGTACTCCTTACGGTTGGTGATATCCACTTCGATATACTGCCGTGACTTGTCTGGAAGCTGCGTGAGTACCTTGGCCTTCTCACGACGGAAAAAGCAGGTGGTAGACAGTCTCCAGTTCAACTCCTTCACATTGGAACTCTGCTTAGGCCCGGCACAAAACTTTTCACAGAAGTTTTTGTATCCTCCAAAGTCCTCCAGACGTCCCATTATCTTCAACTGCTGGATAAGGTCGGTATTGTTGTTCACTACCGGAGTCCCCGTAAGCTCCAGCACGTACTCCTTACCCTTGCATATTCCTTCCAGGAACTTGCTCTGCTGTGTCTTGCTGGACTTGCACTTGTGGCTCTCGTCTATCACTACCGACTTGAACAATGAGATACGCGGGTCGAACGTGATGGAACGCATGGTAAAGCGTGCATCATCCTTTATTCCCTGCACGAAGAACTTTTTCAGGCTCTCGTAGTTGGTTATAAATATGTCGCACAAGGCCGTACCGTCCGCCTTCTTCTGTTCGTAGAAGCGTTGCCAGCTTGACTTGTTCTTGTCATCAAGGATGATCGCCTGCTTTCCGGCAAACTTCTTGAACTCACGCTGCCAGTTTATCTTCAGGGCGGCCGGACAAACAACAAGGCACGGATACGCCTTTGCTATCGTAACCGTGCCTATTGCCTGCAACGTCTTTCCAAGTCCCGGCTGGTCCCCGAAGATACACCGCTTATGCTGCAAGGCATAGGCGATACCTTCCTTCTGGTATTCGTAAGGCTCCAGCAGAAGCCCGTGGGGAACGGTCAGCTTCGGGAGGTCTGGAATGGTATAGTCCGTTACCGCCCTTGCCGATACCGAGCGCTGCACACGGCTGCATATCCTTGCTGATACGGCCCACTCTCCCATCTTATCCACATACCACTTGTCTTCCAAAGAAACCCTCCAAGCCCTTTCGTCAGGTATGTAGGCGGCTTTCGGATTCCTGGCCACGCTCGGGATACGGTGTACCAGTTCTTTCAGTGTGGGATGATAGGGAAATGCTATCTTATAGCAATTCGGGGTTTGCGTTACACAAAATGGGTACAACATATTATTATGATGCTAACTGGGTAGTCTTGTGGCGGCCGGAGCTTCTGGGTTTGATTTTCTTACCGTTTACCTCTATCGTCACTTTTGAGTTGTCCATAATCTTCTGGAAGGCTTCAATGTCCGGACTGGCCGGAGCTGCCGTCTCCGCTTCCGGAACCGTATCCGCCTGGACATCGGCTGCCGCCTGTTCCTCAAACGGAAGTTCCTGCTGTACCACCTTCCATTTCTTGTTGAAGATATACTCGTTCACTTCATAGCTGCATGACTCTATGGCCTGTTCCAGCTCAAACTGGAACGCATAGTCCTCGTTCTCGTCGGTAAACTTGGTGAACGGTGCGTTCAGGTTCAGCACCTTGTTGCTTTTCAGGAACCGCTTTCCGGTCAGTGTCACTCCCCTGCTGTCTCCGTCACCTCCTACCGTATATCCGGTCACTTCAAGGATGCTGTCTATATTATCCGGCATATCTTCCAGGAACTCCTTTCCGTCCGCCTCCTTCTGTTCACAGAGGAAAGCCATGTGGGGAACCAGCGCCTTGAAAGCGTTTATCAGGTCATTGGTCACAAGGTTCTTTCCCTCTATCGTCACCGTACCTGTTTCATCCGTATAGGTCGCAACGAGGGTATTGTCCTTCGTCACTTTTGCTTTTGTTATTTCCATATCATTATCTCCTGTATTTATATTCGTTGATAAACTCCTGATAGTACAAGTCATCCGGAAGCGGAAGCGATATTCCCAGCTCCGTTGCCGCATCGGCTTTCACCTTGTTTAGAAAGTCCGTCATCTGCAAGGTGTTCAGCCGGGACGTGCTCCCGGCGACAACCGTTTCCTTTCCGTTGATTACAGCCGTCCGGCGAAGGAAAAGACTGCAGTAGTAGTCATGCACGTCCTGCTTGTCCGTTCCGGTCTCCTGCTCGATGCACGTAAACCAAAGCCACATCAGCGCGTTCTGACTGATGGTCCGTGGCTCCGCATACCGCTCAATGGTGACCTTGTATCTCCCGTTCCGAAGCTGGCTGCACATGAAGTCGAAAGGCTTGTCAATCCTCACCACTCCCTTTTCCTTCACCAGAATAGCTGTCTGACTCATTGTCCAAAAATCTTTTTATCAGTGATTAATTCCTTGTTAGCTTCCAGAAACTCGATGAAGCGTTCCACATGCGCTGTGAGCAACTTTACGCTCTGCTCGTGATTGTAGGTATAGTATTCCGGATAACGTGTTCCAGAAATGAGCGGAGTGCGGCTGGTACCTCCTTTCAAAGCAAAGGCCGTATATTCAAATGCGCTCACGCTCTCCATCTCCCCTGAAGCTATCAGGCAGTAAGGATATACATGACGCTGCCATCCGTGCTCGTACTTTCCAAAGCTGTAGCTGCTTGTCGTCTTGATGTCATATACCACATCCCGTTTCAATTCATCGATGAATCCGTAAAGCTCCACATCACCATATCGGGTCGGAAGGGTTGCAGACACATACAGCTGACTGACAGCCCCATCGAAATACTTTGCCTGTTCAATGACCCAGGCACGGTCGAATAAGAAGTTCCTCATGGGAGCCAGCTCCGTGGCCGGAAAAGTAACCTGAACGATATTCGTTTCCTTGTCTCCTATAATGGAATACGGGGCACGCTCTGTCGGCACATGTGGCTCATTATGAACCGCCATGTCCACAAGCGCATTGAAAGCCGTTCCTTTGTCGGCAGCTTCGCTGGAAAACGGTACGCGGTTGATTGCGTCAATCAATGACTGCTTCAGTTCCTCTTCAATCTCTTCCGGAGAGCGCTTGTACTCTCCGGTCTCATTGTCTATGTTATAGAAGCTGTCCGCTTCCTCGTCAGCTCTCAGATAAGCCTCGAACTTGTCCAGGAGCGACGGATACATTCTGTACTTAGGCTGCTTCATACTGCTTGCTGACTTTATTCAATTTCAATCCCAGTTCCTTGCATCGCTTGTTCAAGAGAATGCCGGCCTGTATCTTGCTGTCAAAGATGTGCTGCATACTTGCAAGTGATTTGGATACGTTGTTTGCCGACTCCACATCATTGACCATTTCAATCTGCGCCTTGATGACTTCCATCAGGTCTTCATATTCGGAAGAAAGCTCCGTCTGCTTTGCCTGATACTTTGAATAAGTGTTGATGATATTCGTCATGAAGTTGTTCTCTCCAATCAATTCCCCCTTGTCATTGATAAGGGTCGGAATCTCCATGCGCTCCGGAAGGTTGCAGGTGTTCTTCCCGTAGAACTTCTCGCAAGGGTTGAAGGAAATGGTACGTTTCTTTCCAATAGCTTCCACATAGCCGACCAAATCCAGCTCCTTAATCAGGTCACCGGCAGACGAACCACCGATTTCCGGACGAATCTGCTTTTCGTCCCCAACCTTCTCCTCACGTTCATGAGCAACGAATATCACCGACTTTCCCATAAGCGATACCTGGTTGACAAAGTTGATGAACATGTTCTTACGCAACCCGTATCCCTGAAGGGAAAGCGTGCCGTCCGCCTTGCGCATCTTAGGGTTGTTCTGCATGATGTACTTATCCATGAAGGAAAGCATCTTGCCTGCCGTATCAATCACGATTGTCTGGTACCCTGCAATGTCAGGGTCTTGCATCACTTCATCGACTTCCTCCCATTTGCTTATCTGTACCGTATCCACACGGTGCGCAGCGTTCACACGGTGTATGCCGCCGTCGAAGTCCAGAAGAAGCGGATGCGGTGCCGACAATGCCAGCGTGGTCTTTCCCATACCCGGCTGTCCGTAAATAAGTGCTGATAAGTTGGTCTTAACGACCAGTTCGTTCGGTTTCTTAATAAGTCCCATAATCAAAAAATTTAAGTGGTTAATAAACTGATATATCTTTTGTCCTGAAAGGCGGCCAGACCTCTCCGGACGTGCTTTCATCCCATTGCAGCTCTAAGCTGACTTGAAGGGCCATACTTCAAATCATCCAACTGCTTTATGGAAAATATTTTCGGGGAATTCTGATATACTCCCTTCCGTATCCATTTTGCGGCCCCGATGGCTATCTGATGGTCCAGCCATCCCTCACCGTACCTGCGGCACGCCTTGGAATAGGTTATCTCATCAGAAGTCGGGTTGCTGCGTCTGATGTATTCCTCCACCGCTTCCTTCGCGGTCTCACGGATTATCACCTTCAACTGCCATGCGTCAATCTCCATCTGCTCTCCTCCTTGTTACTCTGGTTACTCTTGCTCTTGTCTGCATCCGGCATCTTCTCATGTCCACATGGTAGTCTGTAACCGCCATAAGCAAAAAGAGGAATGAGAAGAATATTTCCAGCCCATGTTTGCGAATCTCCTTCAGGTCGAAGTTGATTTTCAGCTTTTCGCAAAACATATACAGAACCAGCTCCGTATCCTTGCTGATACCCAGCTTCCGGTATATGTCGCGCTTCTGTGCCTTGATTGTCCATGTGGAGCGGCCAAGCCTGTCGGCCACCTCCTTATCCGCAAGCCCCTTGCAATACTGCTCTGCAACCAGGTGCTCACGCTCAGATAAAGCATTCATGACACACGTTTTACCTTGAATTCACCTTTTTTCCGGTCTATCTCTCCCACCCGCTTCCAGTCAGCCCCTTCCATGCACATCTCCAGACGCAATCTGGAAATGGTCGTGTTCACTGAAGAGATAGAGGAAATGGGGAATATCACAATCTCACCGACATTCATGCCTCGCAAGGTCGATGCCCAGTTTTCTGTTACTTTTACCATATCGTTTACTTTTTGATTGTTTGCTGGCAGAATGGGACTCGAACCCATGACTTCTTGGTAACGCTGCAAGATGTTTTACCTTCTGAACTATCTGCCAATAAAAAATGCCGAACTTCACAGCCCGGCATCCACTTTTTATAACCCAAAACACTAATCAACTAAGATTATCATTGATTTTACAAGGTTCTTGAAGTTCTCAAATTTCGATTCAATCTTTTTCTTTTCCTCTGAATAATACATCATTGATTTTTTGTATTCTTCCAATTCGCCTTGTAGCTTTTCTGCGTATGCCACGAGTTCATCATGTGTCATACCCTGTAATTCTTCAACTGTTTTCATGACTATTCTTTTTAATATTCTTGATTTCCGTTTCTATCTCCTTGTCGAACAACTCCTGTCTGTCCAGTTCCCGCGAGCGTGCAGCCAGAATGGCGTTGATGTCTGCAAAATCATCGCAAATGCTCTTTATTATCTTTTGAAGTTCGTCCATTGTCCAGTCTGTTAGCGATTGAAAAACCTGTGATTATAAACCCTATGAATCCTATCCAATACATAGCAGATAGGTCTTGATTGAAGTGCATCACCAGTACGGACAATGCACATAAGACAAGTAGTATTTTCATGTGATGATTATTTGGGAAGCTCCCCTGAGCCAATTCGATTGGCGACATCACGTCTTATTCAGGGGATTTACTTAACTTTGAGGTGTCTAATCAAAAAATTAAGTATCATGAATAAATTTATTGAGATTCCAGTAAATGGAGAAAATCACCTGGTTAACACTAGTTGGATTCAGTGTATAATCCCTTTAGAGAACGGAAGTAAAATTATATTAGCCGATAGTAAAATTGTCACAGAAATGCCATACAAAGAGCTTAGCGATATTATTATGTCTTATCTCGGATTGTAATCTCTTTTCTATAAATTGGAATAGAAAATAGCTTTATCACAATAACTGATTCCTTGTCAGTCTCACCATTTATAATGTAGCCGGACCTTACCGGCTGCATTATCACTTGTTTTTCAATGATTGCTTTCATCTTGTTTTAATATTCTTGTTATTTACCATCAAAATTACTTTAACAAAGAAGCAGGCAAAACTATCTACGCCTGCATTCTTCATTTCTCTTGCAGCCCTCATAATAGCAATAATCGAATTATGCTTAGGATAATAGATATGCAACTTATGACTATAGCGCACTCTGCAAATGGGAATTTATTTACCTTTTTCATAACTATTTATATCACAACAAAACTATATTAGTGAATAGCATTCCAATTATTACCGACAATAATATAGCAATGAATTTTAAAGAAGCCTTGATTTCTTCAAATTGCTCATCATTCATGACGATATAGATTTTAAGTTTACAAATTCGTGCCCCGATAAGCTCTCTCTGCTCTTCCCACCGGAGTTATCAGGTACTATTCTTCACTGCATGACCGTTCGGGGTTTTCTATTGCAACTTGCATAGGATTGACACTCCATCAAGAATATATTATCTTTGCCAAGATTAAAATTTACAACTATGAAGATACCTTGTCCTTTATGTGGAAAAATTCTACCGAGATTCGAATCTATTCTAATACACATAAAACGTGTACATCCGAGTATCAGTGCTGAGAAAGCGTTGAAACTGGCTTATCATGCAAATCCTATAGGATTGAAATCCAAAAAGAAAAGAAATTCTTCTGATCGTTTCAAAAAGGAAAGGAATATCTTATTAGGAATTTCTCCTGGATATAAAAAAGAAAAGACTCATTCTATACATTGGAAATCTGTTATCAAAACTCCATGCAAGTAGATAAACGTGTATGGCCGCCCTTCATCTCCATATACTTTATACCCGTTTTAGGACTGTTCGGGACGTTTATGTCGTAACCTATGTTACCTAGTAGCTACTCTATCACTGACGTATCAGGTCAAACGGCTTTCACCGGGATAGGTAGTGGAAACACGTCAAAGAACTCCTTCATGCTCCCTATCTCCGCATCAAAGGGTAGGCTCTGTGGCCGGATAGGGAAATCCGTTATCCTGATTAATCTCCGCAATATTTGGAACCCAGGTAACCGCTGTGGTTGTCCGGATAAATGGCCGCTTCCGTTACGCCTGACCAGTCGTAGCTGACAGCCTTGCAATCTGACTGCAATCCGGCCAAAGGCTCTCTCTTCGTATCCATTGCCTTCTTCATTGAAACCTGGAGCTTTGCAAGTCTCCATGTGGATTTCAGGACTTCACCGAAAGTCTTTCCCTTCTTCTTAGCGACATACTTATATGTTCTCCAAGCATCCTTCATAATCTGTTTCAAATCATACATTCTCATGGCGTTACCTCCTTTTCGTTATCACTTTTATTTGGCGGTTTCCCGTTTTTTCGTTTCCTTTGTTTATTGTTTATTGTTTGATGTTGCAAAGATACAAACATTGTTTGTTATTGTAAATATAAAATACAAACATTGTTTTATATTTAACATTGATTACCACTTTTATGTCTGTTTAATAATACAAACACAGTTTGTTTATGGCAAAAATTTTAGCTCATTACGATGATTTACCTCTGCCAAATAGAAAGATTTACGATTTGGTCCAAGAACGTACTAGTGGAAGCGTAAAGGCTTTTGCGGAAATGATAGGTGTATCCCAACAGGTCTTAGATAGGATATTTAAACCTGACCCTAGAAATGGAAAGTTTCCGTCAGTGTCGGATAAAATTAAAGACGGAGTTAAAAATGTTTTCGGAGTAAATGAAGCTTGGTTTGTTTCAGATGGGGTACAAGAAATTTCTGAGGAAGAAAAAATAGATATGCTGAAAGATATATTGCGAAACTCCTATGGTATAGATCCAGATGCGATCGACAAACCCAGCGACGAACCTTCTAACGAAAATTTAACTTATCTTCTTCCGATGTCAGCAATGGGAGGTCCACTTACCAGGTTTGCCTCTCATGGAGTTGCATTACAAGATTGCGAGAAAGTAATTTCCCCTATAAAAGGAGTTGATTTTGCTATTACTATATATGGAGAAAGTATGTCTCCCGAATATCCCTCAGGCTCGCGTGTCCTTATAAAAAAAATAAACCCTAATATATTCATCGATTGGGGTAAAACTTATGTTCTTGATACTCCTAATGGAGTTATCGTAAAAGAAGTGCATGAATGTAAGGAAAAACCTGGGTACATAAAGTGTCACTCCATAAATCCAGACCCAAAATTTTCTGATTTTGAGATTCCTCTTTCAGAGGTTTATGGAATGTATAGAGTATTAATGTGTTTATCAGCGAAATAGATTTACAAAATATACAATATGAAAACAGAAATTTCGTATAAAAAAGCAATGGCTACAATTTGGGATATTAAAAAAAATAATATGAGTGAACAATTCATGAAAGAATATTCCAATTTAAATCACAAAGCCCGAGCAATTATTCAATGTGACACTCCTACTCCAATTAAAAAAAAAAGATATTAGAACTATTCATAAGATTTACACTCACACATAGAATTTACTTCCCTTTTATGAGAAAATTAGGTTTCTATAAATGGAAGATGGAACAGTATTTAACTATAACCCCAAAACTATGAAAGAATATATAGCCATATTTGAATTCAATGGAGAGAAACAATATCTGGAATTTACATCCAATTCAAATTCTCCTAAAAGACTAATAGATGAAGCAAAAATGTATGTAAATGACTATCTCCAAACAAATTATGGGATTGTCATATATCATTTTATAGAAGTTATCTCCAAATAAAAACTATGTAGAAATAATGTTTAACATAAATCAAAAATGAAAGTTAATATTAAAGTTAGAGATAATTATAAAAGCTATTGTTCTTTGATAGACGAAGAGAAAACATTATTAAACAATAAAATAGTTCTTGATGAAAAGAAAAATAGCCGAGCTGATTATAAAGAAAAAAACACACCTGCCTATAGTGATGTATTACCTAATGATATAATTCTTACCATCCAACAAAAGGAGACTGAAGAAAAAGATTTTAAATTTATTTTATTCTGTAAATCCTTTTGTGAAAAACCTTTCTTTAGGTACGACTCTGTTGGACCAGCACATAGAAATGCAAACTTGCCTATCCCCATAGAAAAGCAGCAAGTACCAACCCCTCATTTTCACAGATATGTTGGAGATGGAAAAGAAATAGCCTACAAAACAAAGCCACTTCAAGATCCTGGTTCATCAAAGGCTCTTGAAGATATAGATTTATGTATTCATCACTTTTTCCAAGAATCCCATATCAAGGCAGACAATTTTATTTTAATTTCGTCGCCAGGAGTTCTCCCTTTTGTAACGGAAGATAACGATCCATTAGAAGATATAAATTTCAAATAATCATGGAAGACATTTTTAACATCATAATACATGCTTTCAATGCTTTATGGAATATAAAGCATTATAAAAATACTATAGAAATTATAACACCGTCATTCACCACAAATGACTGTTTTATATCAGTATTTATCACGGAAAGAAATGGTCGTTTTATCATTACCGATGGAGGATGGATAAGCGAAAACTATTACAACAATTCCTTTGATAATGATGATGAATATTATTTAAAACTCTTTTCATTCTACAAAGAACAATTTGCCATAGAGGAAACGGAATCTAAAGATAAAATATACTATTATAAATCAACGAATAAAAAAGAACTTATTCCTAATATTGTTCTTGAAATGGCAACCTTCATTTCGACAGTAGTAAGTTCATCATTTATTCAATTTCAAGAAAACCAAGATAAGGACCTTCAAAAAAGATTCAAGTCTCAAGTCAACACATTCCTATCTTCCAGTTTCGAAAAAAACGAGCTTAAACTAAGTAGTGCCATAGATGAACAATATAAAGATATAAAATTCAACGCTGTTCTAACAACGGGGAATAAGGTTACATTATATAATTACGTAACAGGGACTACAGATTTCTACTTTAAAGGAAGCCTTGGACGTTCTAATATGAATTTTCAATTAATAAATAGGACACCTTGTAAAGCAAGAATTCATAAACGAATAACGGTAATTAATAATACAGCTACAGGTTATAATCTAAACAAACTACAACAATATTTAGATTTAATACCGGAAGAGACAGAATCTGAAATTATAAACTGGAGTAATAAAAATGAATTACTAAAAATTTAGGATAAAGATTGATGAGTAAAATAAACATGATTTCTTGGATAGCATTGGTTCTATCAATCATAGCCTGCATTATTACATTGGTCAGAATAGACGTTTATATTACGAATGATACTTTTGTTGGTATCATGGCAGGATTCATGGGAATTTGTGCAACAATTCTTTTAGGAGCACAAATCTATAATAGTATAGACACACGTAATTCTATAAATAAATTAAGGTGGGTTCTATCAATTCCATTTTTTATTTCTTGCATAAGGCAGCAGAACCCTTT